GAAAATAGTGGATCTCTTCATTAATTTAACGATGACATTTGCCCACACTTGGTATCCTGCTAATGCCTGTGGATCAAGTTCTGACAACAGTTCGCCAAACGCCTCATCCAATTCGTAAATCGTTTTATCCATGCGACCTTGACGGTACAATTCAGCACAGATAACCTTACCCCCACCGCCGCTATTATTGGAATCGCTACCCATCCAAGCAAGTGATGAACCACCACTTCCGAATGTACCAGATTGACCCCATGGTCGCGTCACAGCAATTGTCTCTGACGATGTGGTGAAATTGGGTGGTAAATCTTCAATAACAACCCACGAATCACGAGACGGAACTAGTTTCAAATCACCCGTCCATGAAAACACGGAGAATGGGTTGATGTTGGTAACTCTGGATGACATTGGCTGTCTAGCTAGCGCCACATTGGTGTATGGTGCAGTCATCAATCCACCAGTAACAACAGCAGTTGATGAGACTTGTGTCAACGGAACGTGGATAATTTCAAACTGTGGAACGATGTTTTCGGATACGTAAGCTGCTTTCCATTGTGAGCTGAAGGTATCGGAAATCTTATCAGCATCTTTGAAGGAGTCAACCAAATATCCACTCTTGAAGCGAGACAATCCAGTCGCTGAATCAATGATATCGTAGTTGATAACATTGGATTCTTCTTCTGTAAGCAGCACGTAATCTTCAACATTGGCGAGGCGTTTTTCAAGTGTACCAACATCACGCATCGTGTAAACACGGTTATTCTGGTTCACAAAGCGAACGTCAGATGCTGAATATGTATACGCCGGCACATTGACGGTAATCAAATGCAACGATTCGCTTGGAATAGACGGTTGTTTTGCCTGCTCAGCTGGTGTTCCTTGGATTACTTCCAGTTTTCCACCTTTAGTCAACACAATTGCGTCAACACGACCCACGTATTGCTGGATGCTTGTTGTGACCCGTGAATCTGTTTGAGGAGCGTTGCTTGTGGAATTACCCACACCCGTGAAAGTACCATCAGTACCAACTCGAGGACGGAAATCAAGCACATCACGCAGATCAACCTCTTGTCCTGAGCTCTGCGACACATAACGGAGAACTGAAGATTCGTAGTATTCAGCTAGTCCTGATGACTCGTATGAATCAATAGAGAAATAATCACCAGAACCTGCGTTGTGTGTGAAATAATCGTATACTACTGTCAGTGTGCCAGTAGGCGCAGTGCCCGTAAGAACCAATGCTGATCGGAGGTAAGCATAGTCGCGCTGCCCATTATCAAAGCGGTAACGCGATGTAACATCACCATCGACTGTAGAAACTACAGAACGCAAACGAACTCCGTCAGCCTGTGATAGTTGTACAGTTGCAGCCGGAGTCAGTCCAGCCTGTGTAAACGATGTCACCAAAGTCTTTGTCTTGGGAGCACCAGACGCACCAGTCTTTGTTGCAGCACAGATGACACGTAATGTAGTTGATGCTGGCGAAATACCAGCAAACGAAACGGACAAGCCATCACCAGCAACTGTTGCTGTCGACAATGGATGAACACCTGTAGCGGATGTAATCAGGAAATTACCTGCTTCACGAGGGTCAATCGTCATACCAGTCACAGAGAATGATCCAGCGCCACCAGTGATAGTCACGGTAGCAGTATGGAAAATCTTGTATGAAATGTCCGATGCATTGAGTGAATTTTTAACGCGATATGTTGAATCTGTTGGGAGCTTCACAAGCAGGTTATCTACAACGTTTCGATCAATAACCACAGCGGAAGTTATCTTACCATTAGCAGTTGACGGAGCGCTAATGGAATCGCCGATAAACGGTGTTTCCGACGCTGAAGCATGTTTGAATACATACAGTGCACCGCTTGCACGAGTGAATTTATGCACTGTAGCAACTCGAGCGCCCGAAGTAACAACTTCGTTCAATACAAAATCAACTGCATTGTTAGTAGATACTGACAACTTTTGGAGCACAGTTGCTGATCCGCCAGTGAAAGTGATTCGACCAATATCCGACATATCATTTCCACCGGTGAAAGTGATATCGGAAATAAACAGCTTGTAGATTGCGTTGTTGTCTGTTGTATTGCTTTCGACAAAATCTACCGCAATAGCTGAAGCAGTGCCAATAGAAGCTCCACCAGTGCTTGCGTTGAAAAGTGTAACAGTCTCACGGCGCAGGAAATCTGGCAGTGATACTAAAGTAGTCACAAACAAAGTCTGGCCATAAGCAGGAACGATGTTGGCGATTGTGTTAGTTACATGAGATGCGTCGCGAGCTTTGTTTACAATCAACTCAGTTGGAGCAATGTTTTCCAGCTCGAATCCGTGAACATATGCTTTACCCGGAGAAACAGTGTAAATCATTTTAGCAATGTCGCCAGTTGGCAAGTCGTAACGACCGCCATTCAGCTCACGCTTCAGATGCTCACGAACAGTAGTTTTCAAACCACTCACAACATAGTCACCAGATTCGTCGTAAGTACGGCGAGCAAGGGATTTTTCCAATTCGTTGTATTTTGGATACCGTGAATGCTCTAACAAAATTCCACTATCATACCGCATCAGTTCAATATAATCATCTCCAATTACAGAACCCAATGGCAGAGATGTTAAGGTCAAAGCAATCTTCAACCTATCACCGCCTGGTGCAGCATAATTGTTTGACCCTTGTGCAGGATCCAACAGCGTAGAATCTTGGTCTGATGTTACAATTGTTTCATCAATTTTCAGCAGAACATGGCATGATGGAGTCGATGTGTCACCCAAAACTACAGATTGAGGAAGAACAGTTACAAAGCTACCATTAACAAAAAACACACCACGGTTCACAAAGGCCATAGAGGCTCCGCCACAAGCTGCTGATGCTGCGGTGGTGAATGTTGTGGCAACAGTGGCAACAGTCAGCGTCTCGCCGTCGAGAAACACTTGCTCACCGTTTGTTCCTGTGTTGTAATAAGAGACATACAACGACGCAGGAGAAGCCGTCTGATTGACGCCAAACCGAATCTTTGCACGCAATCCACTTGTTGATCCTGTTACGTCAAGACCAACCAACGAAGAAACGTTAAACGATGTGGTTTGGAGCCTAACATAACAAACAGTCAAATCTGATGTTGAATTCCCGGGAAGAACGACTGAACCGTGCTTGAAAACATGACCGCCAAACTTAGCAATCTGATCGCGTAGGATCGACTGAATCTGCGTCAGTTCTCGAGCCTGAACAGAACTGCCAGGGTTGAACAGGATTTGATGATAACCAGCATCAGCACTGAAATCATCATAGTACGGTGCGGATGTGATATTTGTAGTCGTCATTTATTAGAACTTTAAGAATGTCTTGATAACAATGCCTTGGTCAGCTGTGAATGAAAAAGGATTTTCATTGGCAACATATAGCAATTTACCAGAGTATTTATTGACAGTTGGAGACGATATAACGCGAACCCCTGTGTATGAGCGAGTTTGTTCCGCCTCAGCTTGAAGCAAACCAATTGGCGCAACGTATCGGCTACTCATCAATTGAAGTGAAACCACAGTTCCGTTGATTGCAACTACTCGGAATCTAGTATTGGTAAACACAAGAACTTCGTCAATATTCAAATCAGCAACACCTTGAAATTGAACTCGGTATGTAATCAGTGCGGTTGTTTCGTTGAAAAGATTACCCGTGAGTGACGTTAGCGGATTCTTGATAATCCCAAACTGGCGATAATCTTGCAACAATGTATTTAAAGCATTTTCTTGTCTGAGTGACGAGTTTAATGCCAGCGTCCGGCCGTTTAGTTCAGTTACTGCATCATATCCGTGACCGTTCAAAGGAGAAAGTACAGGATATGCAGAAACATCAACAACAGTACCAACCAACGTGCGGTTTGGATCTGTTACGATTAAAGACGCTGTCGTATAGTTTACACCTGGGTTTGTTATAGTGATTTTTGTAATTGCACCAAGAGAAACTGTAGCAGTAGCAGTGCAACCAGTACCATCACCAATCACCGAAACTGTTGCGCTTGCCGTGTAGTTATTACCGCCGTTGATAATTTGTGCGTGGTAGATAGCACCCTTCACAGTTGTTTGCTCAACAACAGATTGTCGAGATGTATAATCAGAAACTGCTATAATTGGTGTGATAACTGCACCAGTTCCAGTTCCTGTAATAGTCAACCGCATAACAGTGTAATTTTCACCAGGTGAGTCAACGATTACATCTATTACAGATCCGTTATATATTACAGGTGTAAACGCTGCACCTGTACCGTCACCTGACACGGTGATTACAGTTGCTGACCCTTTCGGATAGTTTATACCTGGATCGATAGACCAAGCTTCTCGGATAGATCCATTGTGTGCAGTACATGCACAAAGAGCAGTTGGGTTCCCGTATTTGCCAGAACCTGTGCTAGGAGTTGAAACGGTCAACGTGGGTGTGCCTGTATAACCAATACCAGGATTAACGATTTTCAGTTTAGCAATGGTTCCGACTGCGTTAATTTCAGGCACAATAACGGCACCACCAACGGTAAATGTAACGACTTCACCGTTAGCATAACCCAACCCACCTGTGGTTATCGTCATTCCAGTAACAACACCACCAACGATAACTGGCACCAAAGCGCCACCGACACCGGCTGATGTTGCGATGGAGTAGTTTACTCCTTGAGTGTACCCTGATCCGCCAGTTAAATTCACACTCGTGATCGTACCAAAAGCGTCGACAACAAGAGTTCCTGTGGCGCCAGTACCTGTGGTACTCCCTGCTACGATAATCGTTGTAAGCTGGTTTCCGGTGTATCCAGAGCCACCTTCAATCACAGACACTT